GATAAAGACATATTTTTTTGGTTGCATCTATATCTTTAGCTCTTACATAGTTATCATCGAATACAGACCAGTGAGAAAAGGTTACGTCTCCTATTTGAAACACTTCGCTGTTAACGCTATAATAAAGATTTGGATGATTGATCGCATTGACAATAGGAGTCAAGGCGTCCATTCTGCTGTTGTTATTTAAATTTGCATCGTGATTACCAGGAATAAGTAACACCGGACAAATATCTGCCAATGACTTTAATAAATCTTGAACTTGAAAAACTAATTCAGGAGTTACGTCTGTTTTAGAGTGAACTATGTCTCCAGTCAAACATATTAAAGTTTTGTCATCACAATTCCAAAATATCTTTTCTTTTAGTACTCGAAAAACTCTTCTGTACTCGTCATGTCTCTTGAAATTTCTTATGTGTATATCGCTAACGTGATATATCCTTTCTATTTTTTCTATGCTCAAATGTTTTTCTATCATGCTCGTAATTGCATCTTTTTTAATAGGAAGTCCGAAAAAGTCATCGGTCTTGCTTTGTGTAATAGCTCTGTTATATTTTCAAATCCAAGTTCTGATGGATCTTTACCTTCTAACTCTATCAAATAAACTTCTTTTCCCATATTCACTAGCTTTTCTGAATAATCTAAAGCTTCTTTTAACGCGTCTTTATCTAGCGCTAAGTATACTGTTTTTACTTGAGACTCTGCTAGTTTTAACATTACAGATTTAGGAATAGTCTTTCCAAAAAGAGGTATTGCGTTTCTCTTTATAGCGATGGCATCAAATATTCCTTCACAAAGTATTATAGGTACTGACCAGTTTATCGTATTTTCTAAACCTATGATCTCAGCTTTATTACACTGAGGAGCGTCTATTTTTCTAGATGGATTCTTTTCGAAAGATCTTGCTATGAAATAGTTAGGAATTCCTCTTTTGTTATACGATGGAACAATTAACTTGTTTCTATATTTTCCATCTGAACAGTATCCTATGTTATACTTAATGATATCGGCTTCTGTGATTCCTCTAGATTTTGCGTATACCATTGCATGACGTTTTTCTATTGAATTATTATCGTCAAGAAGACTTTTAAATTCTTTAGGTAAACTAACGGTAGTAATGATAGTTTCCTCTTGTTTTTTAAGATATCCTAAATATCCTTTAAGCTCTAGTATTTTATCGCTAGGTGCTCCTATTTTTTTAAATAAAGTTAAAGGAGTTTGTCCTTTAGTTGCAGGATGACAAGTGAAACAATTATATTTTCCTGTCTGCAAGTTTACAATAAGTTTTGGGTTCTTGTGATTGCAAATAGGACAATAAAATCCGTAGTCTCCAGTTTTGGGAAACTCTTTAGCTTTTCCTAATACAGATTCTAGAACTCCTAATATTAAACCTTCATTATTCATATTAGTAATATAACGAAAAAATTTGATCTAATAAAATAAATGTGAAAAATATTTTTTTATTTCAATTTTATTTTGTATATTTCATTTATTAACGTCGATCCGAATCGCTACACCATAGCTTGGTTAGATTCCATGAGTGAGTGAAATAGCGGACCGGAGTGCATCGACTACCAGGAGAGGACAGTAAATAGCCTCCAGGTATATAAATAGAAGATTTTAATAAACGTTGAAATTGAATATCGGTAGAATCCGACGGTGTAAGTCCGCTAGAGTTTTTCAACCATAAACGAAATTCGAAAACAGTGTCAAAAAACAATACTCTAAAAGATCGCTATGCAACAAAACGAAGAAAATATCGAACAGCTTGAAATAACAGAGGAACAAATACAAGCACTCTACATGTTTCTATCAATCAATTGGGAAACATTTACAGATGATGAAAAACAGTATTGGAAAATAATTATGGAAAAGATAGACCCCGAATTTAATGATGAAGAATAAATTAGAATTGTATTTATTAGACGGATGTAACAAGTGTTCTAGAATAAAATACGCTTTACTAGCTGATGAAATAGAATACGATGCTATAGATTGCACGAATTCCGATAATAAAAAGTGCGATACTCTTGAGGATAAAATTGACTGCGGAAAGTATCCTATGGCAGTAGTAAAAAGAAATGGAATAACTACTATTATTCATTTTTGCGATACTAAAGCATCTTCTAATACAAAAATTTCTGTTGACTCTGAAGATAAGTTTATTAATGAGATAAAAAAGGCTTACATTTAAAATAAAAGTTTATGAAAAAGGTTTCTGCTGAACAGATTCAAGAAAATCTGAATAAATTTTATTCTTATATCGATCAATACTTATCTGGAGAAAGAAAAGATAAGTTAATTGACTTTTATAAAAACATAGAAGAGACATTAGCTACTTCTCCTGCGTCTTCTAAACTTAATCATCACAATTGTTTTCCTGGAGGATATTTGGACCATGTTCTTAGAGTAACTGAAGCAGCTCTAATAATTGATAGAGTTTGGACTAAGTTCGGACAGAAATTAGATTACACGAACGAAGAATTGGTTTTCTCAGCACTAAATCATGATCTTGGTAAGTTAGGAACAAACGATCAACCATTTTATCTTCCTAACGATTCCCAGTGGCACATAGATAAGCAAGGAGCGTATTATAAGTACAATACCAGTATAACACATATGAGGATAGCAGATCGTAGTCTGTATTATCTCCAGCAAGCGGGAATATCTGTATCAGAAAATGAATTCTTAGCTATTAAATTGCACGATGGTCTTTACGAAGAGGCAAATAAAGCTTATTACATGCCTTACGGACAAGAATTTCAAATTAAAACAAACTTAGTTCATATCCTTCATCAAGCAGATCTAATGTCAGCTAGAATAGAGGGACAAATTAATTAATTATGATAATAACATGGGTAGTAATAGCACTATGGGTGCTAACGATAGTTGGATACATAGTATTCAATCTGTATCAAAAAAACAAGAAATTAGAGGATATGGTAATAAAGCAACAACTTTTTATCAATGAAGTTATGCTTAGTTATAAAGAAATTGATCTTTTAGTAGATAAAATAGATAAGACTCTTTGGGTGCAATCTGATCCTGAGTTTTTACAACTTATTGAAGAAATGAAAACGCTACAAAATACGATAAAGCAATACACTGAAAGTAAGTAAACATGGAAGAAACATTGGAAATTGTAGAGGTCGAACTTACTAAAAAAGGAAAACCAAGAAAGAGGAAACCGAAAACAAAGAATAATTACTTCACAGAAACTACTGAAGAGGCTATTCTGGAATATCGACTAAGTACAGATCAGGCAGAAAGAAATAGAATATATAACCAGAAAATTCATTACGGATTTTATAAGTTAGCAGAGAATATCATACACACGTTTAAGTTCTACTATACAGAAGTAGATAAAATAGAAGACTTAAAATACGAAGTTGTTTCTTTCTTGCTTCAAAAACTAGATCTTTATGATCAATCTAAAGGTAAAGCTTATTCTTATTTCGGTACGATTGCCAAAAGATATCTAATCATATATAACCAAAAAAATTATAAGAAATTGGTTAATAAGATGGAGATTCCTAGTAATGAAGAAGACGACGAAAGTTTTAAACAAGCGATAGTAATAAAAGAAGAATCAGAACCAGATCGTTTTGATATTATTGAAAGATTTTGTAAAGTTTTAGAAAATAGAATTGATACGTTATTTGATAAGCCTGAAGAAGTAAACGTAGCTTACGCTATATTGGAGATCTTTAGGAAACGAGAAAACATAGAGATCTTTAATAAAAAAGCAGTTTTCATATATATTAAAGAAATGACTGACTGTCAATCTAACACTATTACTAAAGTTATTAAAAAAATAAAAACTCTATACGTTCAAATACTTAATAACTATATTGAGAATGCCGATTATTGATATTTATTTTTAAACTTAGTTCTATGGAAGAACAAAGCAAAGAAATATTTAAAGGAAAATCAATTTCTGATCTAGCTCAGGAAATTTACGAAAAGCATAAAGAACAGGATCAAGCTCTAAAATCTAGGATTAATCAGTTAGCCGATATGGTAGAAAGTCCAGGAGACGCTATAGTAATTGTTCCGATGTTAAAAGGCTATTTTGATTCTAGTCTAAAAAACGATGAAGTATTAATGAAAATGCTTCAGATATTTCAAAAACAGGAAGAAAAGAAAGCAGCAGGCGTAGAAGATTCAAGTCTTCTAACCGAAAAAGATATAGAACAGTTATTTAGCGAAGTTTCTAGTTACACAGTGTCAGCATCTGAACCAAAACAAATAGAGGACACTAAAGATGGCCA